ACCAATTTCCAATGAACGGAGCGCTGGCTCTTCACCTTCGGTGAGAAGTGCAACGTTGAAGTTGTGACGCTTGGATGGGCGATTGCCTGCTTTGCAAAGTGGGCAATCCTCACCGATACAAACGAACGACTTCTGACCAGAACGCTCAAGCCAATGCTGACCATACGAAGCGTATGGGGCATCACCAATGAAGCGAATGATCTGTGTGTCTTCGCTCAACTTAAGGCGGACAGCATAGTTACTGTCACCAGTCTTTACGGAGTCAACACCACTCCAACCGCTTCGTACGACTTTGCGTACTTTCGGGGTTTCTTCACCGTCTTCTTCAAGAACGATTGCTGGACGTGGCTTACGGTTAATTTCTGCATTACCAGTTTGTTGGGCTGGCTTCTTACGAACGACAGGTTGGAATTCCTGCTCGTCATCTTCAAATTCATTAAATGGCATCGTTTTTCTTTCTGTGAGTTACTTTGGATAGTTTTTTGATGTGTGATTTGCAAACCCCGCCCAGTCTGCTTGCGCAGTGTCTAGTTTGAAGGTCTGTATTGCTTCAAGTAGAAACTCTACCTGAGTCCTGCTGTAAAGCCTCCGTCCTTTTACAGATTTGTTAGGGATCTGTGCAGTCTTCGGAGCAGGCGTACGATAAGTGGCTTTAGGTATCCACCCACGTGACTCCCACATACGAATTGTTACGGGCTTTCGGTTTATAGCAATTGCTAACTGACCAATGGTAAACATTTGCATGTCTTCTCCACTGATCCGATAGATCTTGTAACGAGCGCCATTAAAGCGATCGTTTAATAATGAGTTTTGTTTTTTAGAAGAGGGGCGATTCTTAGGAACACGAGAACCTGGGAAGTCAGGCAGGTCGCCAAACATCTCAAGTGCTTTGTCGCTCACGCTTTGAATGCCCACGTTTCTTTCTCAACATAGAACGAAGTAACGGTCTCTTCATGGTCTTTGTGTTCCCATGCAAACTTAACAAGGTTGTCCTCGTCTACGACTTCTACAACTTTCTTGATGGTGTCCCAATAACCATTGGAACGTGCCCACTGCTCTACAGCCATGACGTCCAATGAACGGGAGATACGGCGTTCACGCTTCAATTCAAATGAACCAACTTTGAGCCATTGATGACCCTTGTCATCGGTGTAACCAAAAACGGTAACAGCCTCGGCAAGTTGCTTCTTCATGTCGCCTAAGCGCTTCTCAAGAATGTCAACAGTCTCTTTGGACTTCTTGAATTCTTCGGCAAGGCGCTCTAAATGCACTTCATCAAAATCCTTGATGATTGATTCTTCTGCTGGTTTTTCTCTTTTTACTGTTGCCATCGTTTTTCCTTATAGTTGTGATGTGGATATGAAGTCAGACAGGGTACCGATTGTTAATTCAAACTTACCCTGACTGTCGTAGTTTCCGTCAATAAAAGCCTCATTGATGCCACGCTTCTGTTGAAGCATTTCGTACTGGCGTTCCTCAATTGATCCCTTCATAACGAAGGAGGCAACTGTAACATGGGGGTGTAACGAAGACAACCTAATGATGCGAGCCTCTCGTTGATCCAGTTTCCCAGCGCTCCATGGCAGGTCATAGGAGATGAGGTAGTTGGCATTTGGCAAGTCCACGCCGTAACCACCTGCGTCTGACGATAAAAAGATACGGGTATTTGGATCTGTGGCGAACTGTTGTTTGGCAGCGTCTCGCTCTTCAGCGCTCATGCCACCCATAAAAAGAACACTATTAGTCTGAGGTTTAAAAGCGTGTTGCAATAGTCGTAGATTCTGTTTAAAGAATGAAAAGAGAACAACCTTGCTGTCAGGATCCCCTGACAAGATGTCGGTTACGTACTCAATGACTGATGCCATCTTTGGCGCTTTGGCAGTCTCTGATAACCAACCAGCCTTAATGATCTTGTCTGCATACTGACTTCCGTCTTTACCTTGTGTCTCTCGGAACTTACGGGCAGAGTCATACACAAGGGCTGGGTTGTCACACAGCATGCGCAAGATAGTTAGGCGGGACATGATTTGCCCCTGCGCTTCTCCGCCACCGTCTCCGCCGTTGTAGTGGGACCATAGGTCAAAGCCACGTCCATGTGTTGCAATGGCGTTCGCTATCTCTTTTAAAAGGTCTTTAGCAATTGCTTCGTAGGCAACTGCGCCAGCGTTATCAAAAGACACAGGTATAACCTGATGTATAACTTTTGGCAACTGGTCTGCAATGTCTGCTCGTGTCTTACGAACCATGGACTCGGTGAGGCTGTCCTGCAACTGCTTAAGGTTTCGGTAACGGACTGGCTTGCCGTAGTGGTCACGGACAATAAAAGTGCGGTCAAAGATGTCAAAGCGACCTAGCACTCCCTTATCTACGAACTCCATAATAGAGAACAATTCTTCTGGTTTGTTCTCAATTGGTTGACCTGTTAAAGCGAAGCGGTAGTGGCACTTAGAGCCAAGTCGTTTGAGCAACTTAGAACGCTTTGCTCTAGGCGATTTAATAATGGTTGCCTCATCTATAACCATGGCATCAAACTTAAGTGCAAGAAACTCTTTCTCATCTTTTACCAACATCTCAGGGTTAACAATGATGTAGCGACAACGTAAAGCATTGCGCCATAAAGGTGCACGTGCCGTTTTACTACCATCAATCACAATTGCTTTTGAGTTGGTGAACTTCTTGATTTCACGTAACCACTGGAACTTAAGTGATGAGGGAACTACTACGGCTACACGATCAATCTCCCCATCATCAAACAGTCGTTCAATAGCAGCAAGTGTTGTTGGTGTTTTACCAGCACCCATGACCATGGCAAGCATCATCTGCCCACGATCAACCATGCGTTCCATGGCTTCCTGTTGGAATGGATAAAGGGTGCCGTTAAAAGTCATTACATCCACCAAGGAAGCACTGATGCATGCTTAATTGCGTAGTCCACTTCTTCGTCCGTCATGTCACCAATGTCTTTGGCATCTGTCTTACTGTAATCAATAAAGAAGATACCGTCACGGAAACGTGGCAATACTTTTAGCAAAGTCTTAGCGGACTCAGTTCCTGCTTTATCGTTATCCATTGCAATGATCACTCGCTCTGCAGATTCAGAAAGCAAAGTCATTTGCTCGTGACTTACATGGGCACCAAATGTGGCAAGTGCTTGCATACCACCGAAGGATGATGCAAACCTCACTACATCCAGTGGTGACTCAACGAGAACAGCAGTCCTTGACTGAAAGCGTTCAATACCAAAAAGAGTCCTGCTCTTCTTTATACCAACTGGGTGGTTGTTGAAATACTCAGGACCTTTTTCTTGCCAACCCATAAGTTCACCTAATGGAGAGACAATAGGAATAACCCATGCTTTCTTCATCATGTTCCATTTGATGCCGTGAACTAACGCAACGTCTGCATCAAGGTGTCGCCTTACTAACTCTTTGTGGGGCACCTGTTCAAAGCGACTGTATGAAACCCAATCAACTTCTGGCTGGTACTCAACCCGTTCTGGAGCAGTAAGACGATTGATACCTGTCTCAATCAATAACTGGTTAACAGCCGAAACACTGTCAGGGTTACCTGTCAGTTCTGAAACAAGACCAGCAAGTGTTCCACGAGCGCCACATGAGTGACAGATCCACAAACCGCTCTCTGCATTCATTGACCATGAAGGAGAACCATCTGCACGACCAGTGCGCTTCTCATGTACAGGACAGCATCCTGAAATCTCACGACCACTTGTTCGGCGTACATCTACGCCAAGTTCTATAAGAACATTAGAAAGATCAGTAGTACCAGTTGTCTGTGTCGCCATTGTCATTTTCATCAACCTCCGTAAAGTTCATATTTTCCCAATCCCATTTAATTCTTACTTCACCTTTAGGTGATGACCGAGACAAGATAACTCTGATGATTGCTTGGTTATCTACGTCAGGATCTGATTCCACACCGAGCACAAGGTCTGAGTCCTGTGCAAACGATGATGTGTAACCAATTGCTTCCGCCGTAATCTGTCGTGACTTCTTGTTTCCAAGTTTCCACGACAACACTTGTGTTGTCCCGATGATAGGGATGTCAAAGCGCTGTGCCAACCTCTTAAGCGAGCGTGTGATATTTGTCAATGCCTGAGGTGAACCCTTTGGTTCTCCTTGTTCATCGTCCATGAGGTATACACCGTCAACGATAAGCAAACGTGGTCGGTGCTGTTGCACCTTTCCAGCAAGTGCGCTGACCGTTGTTAGAGAGTGCGTATCTTCGGTCATGATGAACGGGTGCATGTTCTTGCGAAGTTTCAATGCCTTTGAAATTCGTTCCATGTCTTGAGCAGTCAAGTCACCTCGGATGATGCGTGTATGTGGCACTCCTGAAATGATGGCGTCATAACGAGCCGCTTGCTCTTCAATACTCATTTCAAACGAAACATACATTGGCGTGATGCCGTGGCTGTGAGCCGCATCCGCCATGATCAAGGTCATTAATGATTTACCTTTTTTCGCTTCACCAACGAATGTAACCAACTGCTGAGGCCGAAGACCAGCAGTGATCCGATCAAGACCCAAGAAGCCTGTCGGAATGCCACGTAGACCGTTCGGGGTGTTACGCATCTCTTCATACTTTGCTAACCGTCCTTCCCATGATTCCATGAGGTCAATGTCTCGTAGTCGTGCAACTTCTACTGATGCTTTCTGCAAGCCTTCGGAGAGTTTGTTAAATGCTTCTTCGGTCTCGTTGTTGTTAAGTGCTGGAAGAGCCGATGTGATTGCGCTAACCAAGTGCTGGTGCTTGTAGGCAACGTAGATCTCATCAATGAGTGCTTGGAATGGTTCG